GGAACTTAGGATCAGTTTTTCCGGTGCCATCATATAAATATCTGAGGGCAAAGTAAATACCTTGGGGAGTAGTTGTAGGAATTACAGCTACTGTATTCATGGCTAAGAGTTCAGGGAACTGCCTACGAATCAGAGGAAGTGCATACTGTTGATAAACCTCAACGTCGCCAGACACGTTTGCTGACTCAGGAAGGAAACCTTTGTTAAGCTTAACTTGGTTCTCTAACATTGCAGCAATAACGGATGCGTCCGCGCTGCTCCTGATAGGTCTACCAATATCAGACTCAAGGACTGGTGCCCATTTTTGAATCATACTTTTTCTTTTTGTCTTTTGCATTGTTTTTTACCTCTAGTTGACAACTTGATTATAAGACTGCTTTTAGCCTTCCCTTATGTTTATAGTGCACATATGTATAGGTTTAGTTTTTATAGAAATTTTGTAATGAAACGCAAAAAAGGGGGTAAAAACCCCCTATATGCGCGTGTAGTATGTTTTTTTTATTGGTCTTATTCGATTTTGTATTAGTTACTGCCACCGAAATTTAGCCCTAGACTGCTAAAATCATCAATTTGTTCCATTGCTTGTTTAGCATCTTCTTCAACAGGTTCTAAATTAGAATTAGCAGATTGCGCAGCAGCTTCTTGTAATGTTTGATTACTTATATCAGGGCCAGCTGATGCAATAGATTTTCTTTGTTTTAATCCCTTGTTTAAATTCTCGAATACTTTTTGTTTACCATTACCCATTAATTTATTGGATTGTTTATCTCTAAATGAAGCATTGTCGCCAATTTCTTCACAAGCTCTTTCAACTTCTTCTAAGTCAAGGTCACCAGATAGTTCATCTTGTTTATCGAGATTGAGTTCGGAAAAGTCACCGTCAATAAAGGTTTTTAGTTCATCCTGTACATCTAGTATGTCTTTATCTTTAAAATACTCAAGAGCGGATGTAACTATTTCAGGATTCATTCCCTTTAATTGTATTAATATATAGTTTTCTTTCTCAGCATCGGTGAGTTGAGTTTTTACGATTTCGCGTTCATGCCATGATTGTTCAAGATTTTGATTTGCCTTATTTAACTTTTCTTGTAATTCTTTTGTTTTTTCGGTAGTTGTGATGCCTGAATTCTCAAGAAGATTAACCACTCCCTTTACGATATTATATAATTTGCTATTAATAAGATTATTAGAGTCTTGTTTAGCGTTTTCGACAATAACATTAGTTACTTGTTCATCAAACTTTTTAGATAAACCTTCAACTAATTTATCGAATTTACCAGAAGTTTCTTTTTCTAATTCAGCTTGTTTAGCATTTAATGCACTATCATACTGTGTAGTGATAGCTTCATTAATTGCTTTTATATCTGAATCAGATAATTTTTTAAGTTGTACATCTGTTAATATAGTTTCTATATTCATTTTTTAGCTCCATAATTCTTTTCGATACTCAGCATTTTCCAACATAGTTACAAGAGCGTTTCTATTAAACTTTTTAAATCCTGCATTTATTTTAGGTGTATTATTTAAAAGAAATTCTCTTCTTCCCATTTCAACTGCTTCTGTTAACACTTTAATCTTTGCATTCATTAAGCTTTCATATGCGGGAGTGATAAGAGCTTGTTCGTCAAATGATGGATTACCAACAACGTCAATCGTTATAAGTCTGTAATCAGTTGTAACTTCAAGTACACCGTCATTATTTTCGATAACAGAACCTGCTCCGCGAAGTGAAAATCCCGGAACATAACCATCATCAATGAGAGATTTTAGCATCTGACCAGCGGGGTGCTCATCAACAACACGCATTTTACATTTTAAATCTTTGCCTTCGAAATACAATTCTTCGATAATTGCGCATACTTTAGATAAATCCATTTCAAATACTGAATAATCTTTACCTTCGCCTTCTTTCGATAAACGAGGGTGGTTTAATTGAGCAGCAGCACGACCTTTCTTTACAAACTTTTTAATGAAACGGTCAGTTTCAGGGCCTAAAATCTTCTTAGGATAAGATCTCCCGTTAATACCTTCTACATCACATACAATTGCAGTGCCAATAAGTTTAAGTTTTTTAACTTTATTACCAGCTAAATTTATTTCGCTTTCATATAACGGTTTAACATCAAAGTCAAGATTTAAGTTTTCGCGTAATAACTCTAATTTTTTAGACATTAGTCTCTCCCTTGAAGCTTTCAATAAGAACTTCCATAATATAATCTTCCTTTTCAGGTACAATAGACTCGGATAACTCTTTTACCAATGCATTGATTTTTTTTGTATCATTGGTAATTAATCCACCTATCAACGATTTTATTTGTTTCTTAGAATTTTCCATATTTACTTAGAGTTTATATCACACTATATATTTAATTATTTATCTTCATCTCCTACCTCAGCTTCTTCTGCTAACCATGTATTATTTGTGGTTATCTCAGAATCATTTAAACGCAAACCTTTAACCAATGCAAACTTTTTAGAAATAACACCAGAAGGATTATCTTCACTTTTTATATGTTTCATGAGACCATCAAAGGTTCCTAAGTTGAGATTAAGGATTTCAGCATCTAAATAATTCTGAAATTCATTAGATTTATTGAATACAACAGAGAAATTATCTTCTAATTTGACATCATTCGATATATCAGTACGAGTATTTAAAATCATTACAAATAAACGTGTCAGTAAGCTATCTAAAGGCTGTTGATATCTTTGAACCATTCTAGCAAATGATACTTCTGCCTGTGTAACTTCACCAATTTTACCATTAGCATAGTTTTCGCCATCACCAGCCAGTGCAGTAACTCGACCCGGTGGTACTTTCATCGCGTTAACGAGATTACGTTTGAAATACTTTAAGTCCTCAATTTTATTGACGTTATCACCACTATCAAGTCTTTCAATAGATGAACCCTTGGCAAAATTGCTTGTGGAAATAAAGAAATGTTCCCCAAGACCAATTACTCTACCAAAGTTTGTAACTTCTCCAGTACCTGTATTATAATCAACACGTCTGGAGAGAAGTTTAGCTTGGTCTTTCATGTGCTTTTCGGCTTTGGGCTTAGGCATTGTACCTGTATCGATTTTAAACACCATTTTTTCCGAACCCCATTGGATTCTATACATTGTAATAGCATCTTCAATGCAGTTAAGCTGATTAAAAGGTTTAATTGCGGGTTCTAAGGGAGAACGTGGGTCATTAATACCACCCGGCCCATACATGCCTACATCTACATATAGAATTTGATTAGGTGAAAAATCGATATAATTCTTACCGCTATTGCCGCCTGTACCCACTGTACCTTCCAACATTTGGCGATAACCCAAGATAAGACCGTCTTGAATGATGATAACGATGTTTTGGGATGGAAGTAAATTTACGCCTATAACGTCATTTTTTTCTTCATTATATACCACTTCTAATAATACACGGCCTTCAATAAGAAGGGTTCTCATGAGATTCCAGCCTTCTTTATCAAAATTCATTACCTTTTTTAATACTTCGCGTCTGAAAATTTTATGTATTTTTTCTTGAACAACCTGCCCTATACCAGCATCAGAGTCTATTTTTAATGAACAAATCTCACCAAGATCGTCTTTATATACACTTTCGTCGCATAAGTTATCCAATGCTTCCGCTACTTCTGCTCGGCCAGCTACGCGGTAATACTTAAGCATCCTTTCTCTGTTTTTCTTCCAAAATAGATGTACTTGATTTTCTGCGGTCTGTTCAAATACACGTTGGGGATCTGCTTGATTAACATTAACACCTAACGTAGGGGAAAATGAAGAAAATCCATCGGGTGCCATACCATTAGGATATGACAGTTGTTTTTTACCTTGACCTACTATATTTTGAGCAATATCAACTTGGTCGTCAGTTTCAGATCTGTTAAAAACCCTATCAAATATTTCGCCTTTTGGGTTAGCTATACCATAATCTCTTGCTCGTTTAAGAATCCTAGTAGCAATAGTCTCTGGTTTATCTGGGGTTTTTATTAACATAAATGTTATTTCCGTTTATATATAAGTGTTTATATACAAAAAGCTATTTTTTATCGATTCTCTCTGTCAATGTCTTGTTTTTAAGCTTATCTAGTTCTATTATCACTCCTTCATAACATATACCGAAATTATTTGTTCTAGATTTCTTGTAATGTTCTTGAAGACTAGGTGATTGTATATTTTTAGTTAGTATTCTATTACCATTTTCTAAACAAGTTACAAACATATTAAAATCATTAAAACCTACATTGAATATAGGCATCCCGTTATAATTGAAATCATTAGAATTAATCATTCCTTACTTCGCTAATTTTTTTCCAATTTCTTACTTGATTTTCTATGCGTTCATCTTTGCTGATTAACATACCACCTTTATCTAAATCTTTTGCTATTGATACCAATTTTCTAATACCTTCATTTGTAATTTTGGATGAATCAACCATTTTATATTCTTTACAAAAATCAAGGCATTCAGCAAATGTACCAGCTGGGCGAATATGAAATGTACATTCTACTGAAGATTTGATATTCGTATCAAAATCAATAGATGTTGGTATACTATTGTTTCTCAGAGTATATAATAGAAATGTTATTATGGTAAGAGTTCTGGATACTTGTTTGCAAAAGTCCAACGAATCATCTTCTATATATTCGGCATCATGCTCTAATTCAGACGGTAAATATGTGGAGTCGTCTATTTTTGTTACTATTTTATGAAGACATGAATTAATTTTTTCAAAATCAGTCTTTTTATCCATGTTCATAATAAATAATGGATCCATTTCACTAACCCATTTATAGCTATTTAATAAACTACGTAATCTATCTTGACCTGCCATTTGCTTTAATGCCAATATAAATCTATCTAAATGAGTAAAAGCCCATTCATTACCTTGAGTCAATCCACCTAGTTCGTTACCCACTGAATCTAAAATATCTAAATCATATGCATCTGTATCTTCAATATCCTCGAAAATCTTTTTTGCAATGTAATGCATGACCAAAGAATCAAATTTTTTCTTCTTTTCAGTATATGGTATATAATCACTCATAATTTATAGTTTATATGTTTAGGTGGTAATTCCTAATTCCTTCTTCAATTTATCAATCACATTTTCTTCTTTCGGCCCCGCATAACGCTTATTTAAGATAGAATCCATTTTAAATGGTGCTTCTCTACCTTCAGCCGTTTTAAAACTTTCAGTTTTAAAACTAAATGCTACATCAGGTAAAGCATTATTTTCGGAAGCAGTAAAATTAGCGGGTAATGTTAGTTCTATATGATAAGCTGGATCATCAGTTGATGTTCTCAATGCATATACCGCATACTTATGAGGGAAAAGAAAACGACTTAATAATGACTCGTCGGTATCTGATGTTTTAGTTGCTTTATAAAATGTATTGATTAAATGACCGTGACCAACTTCGGTTGATGTTTTATCATTGCTAGATGTAAATACATTTTTATGAAATTTAACAGAACTCGGTGCAATATCTATTGCGGTAATAAGATTCAAATCTCCGCAGTGCCTTGATACATTTGCTGGCCCAACTGAATTAATTTTCTCTGTCATCTTGGCAATAACGTTCGCTCGTTCATTATCTGGAATTCTTTGACCGTTTAGTACATTTGAACCAAGTCCAAGTTTTTTCTTCTCTTCTATATATACATTGGTTACTTTTCTTCCGGGTGGCGCGTATCTAATATATTTACCATTGTTTAGGTTATTATACATTGCAGTTGCTTGTGCATGCGGTAAAGATGATGTACGAGTTACTGTGGCTTCTCTTACAAATGATTTATCTAACAAATATCTGATTGTATTTATAATACTTTCACCAGCACCATTAGATAATGCGTCAAGTGGAGTTTTATCTCTCTTTGGACTAGCAAATTTTAATTTTGCAATAGGTTCGGGGGTTCCCAAGTCTGGGTCTCCACCTGCTCCGCCAGTATTACTATAACGATAAAATTTATATGGACTACTGACAACGTCAAGTAAGTTAGTAAATTTTCTATCACGAAGTCCTTCTTCCATATGATATATAGGCATGATTTTTGAGATCCCATCATCACCAAATGTAATCATTGGTTTCCCTAATCCCTCATATATTAGATTAGCTTCAGCAACTCTACGCTTTCTCATTGCAATTCCTAATTCTTCTCCTGCCGCACTATTCGTAAATCTTATAATAAAATCAGCTGCCCATTCCCAATATCTTTTTGCTATCTTTATGTCTTTGGGTAATCCATCAACTGTTATATCTCCTGGGGGGAGTGGGTCGTTACTAGGGCCTCTAAGTACATCATTTATTATAGCTTTATCAACTTCTGGAACAGCAGCTAACCTGACAGGATATTGCCATCCTATATAATAATACAATCCTGTAGTTACTAGATAACTAATGAGAGCAGCTTCTTCTGATTTTCCGGGTTCAAGTGCAAGACCAACGCTCCACACATAACTACATATGGCATTTCTCATATACGAAGGCATTGCATTATTTGTTAATGCTCCCCAATGTCCATGCGCCCAGTTATTTCGGTTTTTAATAACATTCCATAATTTTAGTTGTACAAGTTCATAAAAAGAACTACGCTTCTGGTCTTCATTAATTCTAAATTCCCTAATATCATCATACGCAATATCATTATTTGCATATACAGCAGGAGTTCCTTTTGGATTTTTAAGGGATCTAGGTTTTTCTTTTTCTACTATTGTTATGATGTCAAAAGGATTTGCTACAGCAGGGTCATCAGCCAAATTACTTGCCTTTGTAATTATTTCAAAATCTTTTCCTTGAACACCACCTTTTAAATTTCCAGAAACAGTTATCTTTGAATCAGCAACTATAACACCAAATATTTTTTTAAGATTTATTTCATTATATTCACTTACATCTATGTTAGCACCAATTTTTAAACCACCTTGTCCGGTATGATAAAATCTATCTTTTGTAATTTCAAATTTATATAAAAAGTCCCAGTTAGGTGTGAAAAAACCGGGTACTTGTAAATTCCCAAGTACACCAAGATTAATATCTGGCATTCCTATACCTGAAAATGAAGGCGAAAGCAGATCTGGGTTCCATGGATTTACTCCCATCGCAAATCCTGTAAGATATTCTTTAATTTGCATTATAGTATTAGTAGTACCAATTGATGCTATATTTGGAATACCAGGAATAACAGGAGTCAACGCAGATATCTGCATACTCTGAGCAATTGAATTAGTTTTATCATTGGCAGTTGTAGCATTGACATCTAATTTAAGGATAATATCGTCTAGTTGGTTTAATATACCAATATCTTCGTCAATAAAAAAGAACTGTAACATTTCTGCAATAGCATTTGCGAAATTAGAATATCTATATTGTGCATGTAAGGGTACTTGAGCGCGTTGTTCTTCAGTTAATCTATTATTTGTATCAGCTACATCATAAAAATCATGTTTTTTAAATATTTTATAGAATTCTCCTTCTGTCGCAAATCCTGCCCCTTTTTCATTTGGGTTGCTAATAACCTTTTCTAAGGCTTTATTTACAGCTTCTATCATTCTATTATCAAAATGTCCGGGCATATTAAATTCCTCAATCTATGTATATAAAATAGGTTTTATATGTATAGTTTATCAAAAATGGAGATAAAAAATAAAAATATTTTTTACTTATTATAAACTATTATCAAACATACAATAAAGATGTAAAGTCATTTATAAACCGAGGAAGTTGAAATGAAAAGTAAGGAACAAAAAGAGAAACAAACAGCCGTTGAATATCTTAAGAGTATTGACGAAACCATAAATATTATGGAATCGATTCAAGACGTTACTGCTCAAGAACAGGAAGTTCTAATTGAGTCACGTAACAAGACAAGTTATACAGACGATGAAGGTGTATTCAACATGGACAACCTTATGGATGTTGATATTCCGCAAAATTCTGAAGAAAACACCCCTCAGTTATGGAACGAACCAGTTGAAGATCTTGATAATACTG